CTTCACGCGGATGTTGTCGTCGAAACTCAGGTGGGGGCACAAGATCTTGAAGCATATCCTAAAATAGGCTTCAAGGGTTACACAGTTAAGGGGCGTGGTAAAGAAACAGCCTGAAAAGTTGTTGCATTCGGTCTTAAATTGGTATGAACCAACTTGGGCGGGGGTCTCGGTCTCGTGGTCAATCATGAAGTTATCCATGGTCGGTGCGTTTCTGCCAGTGATGACAGTGTTCATGTGGCAAATGAATTCGTAGGCGGGGCGTCTGATGGCTTTGGCGTAGTTGATGTCCATTTGTTGCAAGTCTCCGTCGTAAAATCTATTTCCAATTCCGTCTCCTAATTCGGTCAGGTATTCGTAAATCGCGTTCATCTCATACGAATACTGGTTCACTCCTATGGCAGAAGGGAACATCTTTGAGTTTTGTAGCATGATCAAAAAAGGGCCATAGATCATTCTAAAGGCTACTAGACAAATCAGGTCGTTGGAATAGATCATACGGGTCTTGGTCTTCATGATTTTCTCAGCGGATACTAACTCGTCCTTTAAGTATCCGATGAAAACGTGGTCAATGGTCTTCGGGTCTCCTTTGTAGTCAATCATCTCCTTCAGCTTGCGATCGACCATCTTCTTGAATTCGGGGTCGTAGTGGAATTCACCTTCATCGTCGAACCAAATGTACTCCTTCTTTCCCTTGGCGGTGGTGGTCTTGAGCAAGGGGTATCCAGGTGAGGTTTGAACTCGGAGGGAACTGAGTAGTCCGGGTATTCCTTTGCAGGCTTCCTCGAACGTCAATCTTCTCCTTATTTGTGGCTTCACGTGGTTCATCCAGGCGTATTCCATGTCGGAAAACACTTCGCTGATCAAGTTGTCGTCGATCTCTTTCTTGGGGCGATTCAGTGTTCGGAACATGGATACTACGCGGGGGTCGCGTCCTCCAGAGCGTGGGTCGTTGCGTGACAAGACAGCGGGTGTCTTGACAGATGGTTTCTTCAGCTTTCCATGCAAGAGGGATGGTCGTAGTTTGGTGTTCGGTGATTGGCTAACTTCTTGGTCCTTAGTAATTGGTTTGATGAAAACCATATTCTTAAGGACGAACGTCATGGTCTCCTCAGC